AGGCGGCTTCGGTCCTTAACAATGGCTTCTCCTCGTCCTACACGGGCGGTGACGGTCAGCCGTTGTTCTCGGCCTCGCATCCGCTGGTTTCGGGTGGCACCAACAGCAACCGTCTGACGGCTTCTGACCTCAACGAGACTTCGCTTGAGGCGGCGGTGATTCAGATCGCTGGTTGGACCGACGAACGTGGTCTCCTCATCGCGGCGAAGCCCGGTAAGCTCATCGTGCCCCCGGCATTGATGTTCACTGCCAAGCGTCTCCTCGACACGGAACTCCGCGTGGCGACTGCGGATAACGACATCAACGCTCTCAAGGCGATGGGGTCGATTCCCGGTGGCTACACGGTGAACCACTTCCTGACCGACACGAATGCGTGGTTCCTGACCACGGACGTTCCGAACGGCATGAAGCACTTCGTTCGTACCCCGCTCCAGAACAGCATGGACGGAGATTTCGACACCGGCAACGTCCGGTACAAGAGCCGCGAGCGTTATAGCTTCGGCTGGTCGGATCCGCTCGGCATGTTCGGTTCGCCGGGTGCGTCCTGATAGCTCTTTGGTGAGCTAGCTGGAACTGAGGGGTCACAAGTTACCTAGAGGCTTGTGGCCCCTCTTTTTTGGTGATATACAGTCGTTCATCGGGAAAAATTTGCTTATCAGACAGCCCCGACTGACGACATGCAGACTGATAAGCACAACTCGCATGTGAGGTTTTAAAATGGCTACTACTACTTTTTCCGGCCCGGTCGTTTCCCAGAATGGTTTTCAGTCGAACACGCTCGTGATCGGCACCACGGTGATTACGCAGGGCACTGCCACGGGTTCGGTGTCGGCACAGGCTGGTTATATCCCGGTCAGCATCGGCGGAACCACTAAGTACATCGCGCTGTATTCCAGCCTGACTCCGTAAGACTTTGTGGGGGGCGATAAGCCCCCTTCTTCCATTACAGGAGATTGAGGCATGTCAATGCAAACAGATGTCTTAGCCAGTAAAGTCCGTACGGATGCTGGCGATTTGCTGGATCAAAACAGCCTTGTTATCGGTCGCTGCCGCGTAAAGGGCATTTATATCGTCCCTGATTCGGGTGCTGGCACGGTGACGTTTCTTGATGGCGGTGCGAGCGGCCCCACCAAAATTGTGGTGAACACCAAGGCAAGTTCTAGCGCCCCCGATTACATCCTGATGCCCGGTGAAGGATTGCTCTTCCAAACGAGCGTCTACATCGTTCCGTCAGCCGTCGTCTCAACGATGGTGATTTATGGCTAAAACCCCGGCATGGCAGCGCAAAGAAGGCAAAAACCCTGCTGGCGGATTAAATGCCAAAGGCAGGGCTTCTTATAACCGCGCTAATCCCGGTAAGCCGGGGCTGAAGCGACCGCAACCTGAAGGTGGGCCTCGTAAGAAATCATTTTGTGCCCGGATGTCGGGAATGAAGAAGAAACTTACGAGTGCTAAGACGGCTAATGACCCCAATTCTCGTATTAATAAATCCTTGCGAGCATGGAACTGTTAAATCATGGAAATGCTTGTTTGGAACATGGTTCTCACGGGAATCGTGGCGATATTGAGTTTTGTGGTTAAGGAAAAGTTTGCCGAGTTACAAAGACTCGGCATTTTGCTAAATAAAACTCGGGAAGAAGTAGCGCGTGACCACATCACCCGTGCTGAAGTCCGAGAAGACATGAGGCAACTGATCGACCGACTTGAGAAGTTAGATCAGAAAATTGATCAACTAATCAAAAACACTAAATGATTTAGGAGTAATTCAGATGAAAGAGTCCAAGGCAATGATGAAGAAAGAAGTGTCCTTTATGAAGAAGAAGGGCGCTCCGAAGTCCATGATCAAGCATGAGATGAAAGAAGCCGGGATGAAGAAAATGCGGATGGGTGGTATGGCCTATTCCAAGGGCGGTTCGGCTTCCAGCCGTGCTGACGGTATTGCCAGCAAGGGCAAGACCAAGGGCAAGATGGTCAAGATGGCTTACGGCGGTAAATGCTGATGTCCGCAAAAAATAAAGGGCCGATGATGCCGCCTTCGTCGCCTTCGGACGATTTGGTACCACGGTCAATGCTTCCACCTAAATCCGTAATCCCGTCAGGGAAGGAGTTTGGCGCTGGCGCACCCAGACCAAAACCGCCTGTTAAAAAAGCAAAAGGTGGCTCGGTTCACTCTTCTGCTTCCAAGCGGGCTGACGGCTGCGCTATTCGCGGTAAGACTAAGGGACGTTTTGTATGAAACGTACGAAGCGGTTCGCTGATGGCGGACTGCAACGTGGTCGTGCTTACGTCTCGCCTCAAGAGAGGCAGCGCCAGTATTATTTGAGAAACCCTGAACCGGGGCTTGAGTCAGTTGGCGTAGAAGATTTGTTTATGCCGGGATCTAAAGTCCGTGGCGCTAAACAGGTAATGAGCAAAGTCTCTTCAGGCGGAATTGACGACTTAGTTAAGAAGTTGATGGGCGGCGCTGCTAAACGTGAGCGTAAGCCCGGTGCTTGGAGAAGTGCAGAAGCCAAGCAAAAAGCTGATCGAGAAATGCGTCAACGCATTAAGGAAGCTGAGTTACGCAAAAGCGGTAAAGCCTCTCACGAAGAAGCCGCTACGTATACGTCTCCTGATGCGATTGAAGGCACAGCTAGAACGACTAAACGGGCTGTAAATCCTGACATTGCTGACGTAGAAAGAGACGTTGCAAGCAAGTTTGATGAATATCGTAAAGGCGGAAAAGTGAAGTCTCGTTCTTCGGCTTCTACTCGCGCAGATGGTATTGCCCGTAAAGGCAAGACTCGGGGAAGAATTGTATGAGCGCAATGCGAATTCCAAAATACACGGCTGGCATGTTCAAGAAGAAGATGCCGCGCTTTGGAGCGCCCGGTATCAAGATGCCCCGTATCCCGAAGCCACCGAAGCCGCGAATTAAGAAGTTTGAAGACGGTGGCAAAGCCGAATCTGATGAAGAAGTGGTTTCTTACGATCCGCGAGATCCGAAAGTAGCCGACCTTCTCAAGCGCATGGATGTGCCCTACGAAGACATCGTAAGACTGCGTAATCGTGCGGTCGTAAAAGGCAAAACTGGGCCGTATCGTGGCAGTGGTAAAGCGTTTAGACAGCCGATTATTGGTTACGACCAAAAGGCTAATGAGTATTACCTGATGGGACCAGACACCCCGCAAGAGCCTTACAAAGGCAGGGGTGAAAGACTGGGTAACGCAAGGATAGCCAGTAAAGCCTCTGGTGGCCGGATTAAGTCTTCTTGCTGTCGTGGTGACGGCATCGCCAAACGCGGTAAGACGCGAGGTAAGTTTGTATGATGGCCTCACGCGGCATGGGCGCGATTGCGAAGAACAAAGTCCCCCGTGCTAAAAGGCGGGGTGACGAAAAGCCTGTGATTGGTACTGGCAGACCCATCAAAACCTATAAAAAGGGTGGTGAGTCCAAAGTCAATCAGGCCGGTAACTACACCAAGCCCGGTATGCGGAAGAGTCTCTTTGAGTCGATCAAGTCTCGTGCTGTGCAGGGCACTGCCGCAGGGCAGTGGAGCGCGAGGAAGGCCCAGTTGCTGGCTAAGCAGTACAAGGCCAAGGGCGGGAGATACAAGTCGTGAAGGCTCCGCAGCAGTCGCTTAAAGCGTGGACTCAGCAGAAATGGAGGACGAAGAGTGGTAAACGATCTTCTGACACGGGCGAAAGGTATCTACCAGAAGCTGCGATCAAAGCTCTCAGCCCTCAAGAGTATGCTCGTACAACGGCTGCCAAAAGGCGAGGCAAAGCCCAAGGCAAGCAGTTCGTCCCGCAGCCCAAAGGCATCAAAGAAAAAGTAAGGCCGCATCGTAAGAGAGGTATGTGACATGGCCGAAAAGTGGATTCAAAAAGCAATCAAGAAGCCCGGTGCGCTACGTGCGTCGTTGGGCGTTAAGGCTGGGCAGAAGATCCCGGCTAAGAAGCTTGCTGCGGCGGCTGCTAAACCCGGCAAGATGGGGCAGCGTGCTCGCTTGGCGCAAACGCTTAGGAAACTAGGTAAGTAAGATGACGCTTGGAGATTTTCTCAAAGCCCGACTAGATGCCGCAGCAGAAGCCCGGCGGATTGAGGGAAACTCGCCTGCGAAGGAAGTTGCCGGTAAATCTATCGGCAAATATGGCCTTTTCTACATCACGTTGATTGTGGTGATTGGGGTCGTTTCTAGCCTTCAGTTGGATAATGAGAAGATCGCTGCCGTTATGGGCTTGCTTGGCGCGTCCTTGACCGCCCTGATTTCGATGCTGAACAACATCGCTGGGGCGAACGAGAAGGTCGAAGTGAAGCCTGAGTTTGAGGTCATAAAGGATCTCATCGCTAAACTTGATCGGTTGGACCGCAAGGAAATGCCGATGCGGGTTGATGTCGAAGGCGACCACGTAACCGTCACCAAGGGCGATGATGTCGTCACGGCGAGGAAGTAATGACCTACAAAACCACAGCTACCACGGACTTCAATCTTGATCTCAACACGATCATCGAAGAGGCTTTTGAGCGTTGTGGTGCGGAGTTGCGGACGGGTTACGACTTCCGTACCTCCAAGCGCAGTCTTGGTCTATTGCTCATGGACTGGGCGAACCGGGGTATTAACCTCTGGACGCTGGAGACTGATACCAAGACTCTGACGTACAACCAAGGTACCTATGATCTTGATGTAGATACAGTGGATCTACTGGACCACGTGATTCGGACTGGCTCTGGCACGAACCAGCAAGACATCAATATCACCCGAATCTCCTCTTCCACTTACCTGTCCATCCCGAACAAGAACGCGACGGGTCGTCCAATTCAGATCTGGATTAATCGGCGTACGGGGGCAACCGGTGCTGATGATGTCGTGGTGAAGCCTCAGTTCACGGTCTGGCCGAAGCCTGACAATACGACGACTTGGACGCTGGTCTACACCAGACTTGTCCGCATGTTTGACCCCGGTAACGGTGTGAACGGTCAGGATATCCCGTTCCGCTTCTTGCCCTGCATGGTGGCAGGTCTAGCCTATTACCTGTCGATGAAGATACCGGG